TGCGACAACATCATACATTAATGGAAAAAGCTTTAGTGACTCTGACTGCCCGTGTTGTTCGCGCCCATCGAGAGATGGCACCGTGTATCGCGAGAATCCATACAGGGTTCATGGTAGAAACGAATCTACAAACTGTGGAAAAAGACCTTCAACAACTGCAAGAGATGCTGCGACAAATTCGCGAAGCACAGAAAGCACCCCCTAGGACCTATCTCTCACTCAAGTAATGCTTTTAACTCGAATGAATATTCATCTGCAACCAACGTGCGTTCATGACGACGCATAATCTCTTTCATTACATCTTCCCCATGTTCGGGAAGAATCTCTATCAAGTAGTTTTGTAGTTGCTTCTTCGAAAGCGACCATCCCTTCTTCCATTCTCCTGGCTTTTTCACTTGAAACACCATCTTTGACGCATTCAGTTCAATCTTTGCGGGTAATGAAGATTCAGTGTACGCAGCGGCTAAATCTAACTCAAGGGTTTGTCGATGTTCGCGAAGGTCTTTTGCGCGAGTGTTTACGTCTGCGAGTTGTTTGTTGTTTTCCAAATAGCGAGTGAGTATTGGTTTTAAAGTGTCCATACTTTCTCTTTCTTGTAGAGCGAGTTTTCGTTTTCTTTCCGCCGTTGAGTCCTTTTAAGTTCCGTCGTTCTTTTCGTATGAAACTTGGACTACCCTCTGTCATTTCCGAACATGAAAAGTCAAATAGAACAATGTTTTTTACACCTCTTTCCTGTAAGAATGAGACAATTGTGGATAAACGAAGTAAATAGTCTCCTTCACTCTTTGTAGAACCTCGAGTCATAGTTGCTCCATATCGTCCCGATACAATGATTGAATGAATATCAGGTTGACCTACTGCATTGAGTGCAGTAATCTTATAGTCGTCAACAGTTTCAGTTCCTTCACCGTCAGATCTACCAAACTCTTTATTAATCATAGTCTTCCCAGGTAAATACTCTACCGTTGAAAACCCCTTATCGGTGTGACGTAAAAAGTTACTCATATCTGTATCTTTTTCTCCTTTTAACTGACTTCGAACAGTAGGTAACGTTTTGGATTCTAATGTTTTTAAAGACTCTATAAGGGGTGTGAGTTTAGAGTCTATCTCCTCATACGTTAGGTTTGGACTACCAAACACCTTACGGATAGAGTCAGTCGCTATTTTTATTTCTTCTTCCGTAGTTACATTACACACTCCTGGAGCCACTGCACTTATCTTTTTGATACGCATACCTTCTGGAACTGTAAAGGTTGTTACGGTTCCATTTTCAACCGACATTAGTCCATGAACGGTGATGGATAGAACCAGAGTTTCTGGAAAGGCCATTAATACTAGAGTATAAAGTATCTCAACTGAACAAGGGATGTCGGTGTTTGACGAAGACGAAATCGAACGACTACGACAAGTCTACAATAAGGAACATCCGCGTGAAGCACCTATCCCAAAGGAGTCTGCAGAAGACACATGGCGCTCACTTCAAGACCGCTTTCGTGAAAAGTGTAAGACGGGTCGAGCTGAATGTATTGTGTCCAGTCTCTTACGCAGACCCAAGGCACCCAAAGAATGGTCGTTGAACCGATATGAATGGTTATCGTCGGACGACATTGATGCAGTGGAGCGTAACTATACCGAAGTCTTTGCAGGTTATCATTACATTGGAACGGTGCCTATCGACTTTGATTTGAAGTCCGAAACCCAAAAGTGTTTAGTCTCTGCCTTGTGTTCCATGAAACTCAAATCACTCTACGACAAAGGAAAGCAGCAGTTTGGTATTGTGATTAACACAGACCCACACGATGGTCCAGGTCAACATTGGGTTGCAGTGTTTTGTGATGTCCGTCCTGAGCTGGAGTTTCCTCGTGTTACTTATTTTGATTCGTATGCAAAACATCCTGAGAAGGAAATCAAAGTTTTGATGAAACGATGGAAAGACCAATGGGATTCTACGGGCATTCACGCAAACCCCATGAAGATGACCTATAATAAGACGCGACACCAATACAAGGATTCTGAATGCGGTATGTATTGCTTATACTTCCATTACGCCTGCTTGATGAACTTACCGATGGACCAATCGATGCCCGATGATGTGGTCAATCTCTTTCGCAATCTGTTGTTCACGATGCCCAAGAAAGAATCATCCGCAAAAGAATAATGGAATGGCTATTAGTCGTACTTTTACTTGTCTTCATCGGATACCTCTTACAAGATGAGTCCCTTGGAGTCCAACCTGTGTTAACAAGTCGCAAACGACTCTGTGATTACTATGTGCCTGGCTCTGTGTTTGAAGACATTCCGTCCGCATTGGCTCGAGGTGTGCGTCTCTTGGAAGTCCATGTGTATTCCGACGAACAAGACCATCCAGTAGTGGCTCTTCATCCTCAAAACGATGGATACGATTATGCGACTGATAACATTACCTTTGAACAAGTCTGTATCCTCATTGCAAACGATGCGTTCCCGTCGAATGACCCCTTCATCTTGTCCATTGTGCCGCATACCGACAAGACCATTGTGTTGAATCGCATGGCTGAACATTTAATGACCACTGTCCGTCGTCGACTGGTCTCAACCACCAAGAATATTCCTACTGTTCCTCTCGATAGCTTGAAAGATAAGGTCTTGATTGTGTCGGGAGGCACACAGGGAACCGACTTGGATGACTTGGTCAATCTGTCGTGGACCGAGTCTGGACTGCGTCGTCTCACCTATCAACAAGCCCTTCATTCACGCGATGAAAAGGAGTTGATTCGATATACTCGCGACCATATCGTCATGGTTGCACCGGACGCCGAACTTCGAACGGTGAATGTTCGTCGGGACAGACCGTTAGCCATGGGATGTCAATGGAACTTGTTTGATTCGAGCAAGGGTGGATTTCATGAAAAACCTGAAGCCCTGCGTTCAGAATCTTTCTTAGCTACTAAACAAAATGAATAATACTGAAAATGATATGTCCGGCGGCAAACGAAGTGCATGGATGTCCCACGTTAAGAAGACAATGCGTGCCAATAAGGGCAAGCCTCTGTCCGCAGTCTTGAAGATGGCTGCAAAGACCTACAAGAAGACTGCCAAGGTTTCTAAGAAGAAGACTGCTCGTCGTATGTTCAAGTTGTTTGGCGGCGTCACTACTAGCGCAGGTCCTGGTGCAAGCACTGCGGGTGAAGTCGGTGGTCAAACCGGAGCTCGTCGTCGCAGGGGAAGCAAGAAAAACGGAATGATGATTTACTAAACAAACAACCTCCCCTCTCACAGAATGGACCAAGACCCTAAAACTCGTAAAGAAAGCAAGAAATCCGCCAAAGACAAGGCCAAAGGTAAGGACACATGTTACTCTGCGAAACATGTGCGTCAACTCGAAGCCTTGAAAGACAAGAAGAAGTAACTATAATAAAGATTTATGAGTGACACGTCGTGTCATCGTGTGGTCTCGTTGCTTCGTATACTTTCCCCCTCCCAAACGCCTACAGGTTTTTCCTTTATACGTCTTACGTGAGCAACCGCTCTTGTAATACGCCAAATGAGCCATGTAGCCACGATAACTCTTCATTGGAACCTTTGCAACAGCTGATAACTCGTGAAGAAGTCCATACATCCACTTCGTATAGGTTTTTTGATTCTTCAAGACCGGTTCATTGGCTTTGAGATACGATTGAAACACATTGCGGAACGATTCAAAGGGATATGCATCGGCTAAATGATGGAGGAACTCGCGTTGAGTCGACATATCTCGCGGCTCGGGGTCTGAAGGATAGTTGTACGCAATCGCCATCAAGAAGTCTCGTCCAGGGACTGCAGTAGGTTTCATGGTTTCATACCGTTGTTTCACTTCTTCAAACTCAGGGTCCGCCTCGGGACAAATCACCGAGGGATCCTCAGAACACTGCCGCCGAAGCTTATTGTTGACTTTGTTGTGCAGGTCGTAGAGCCACCGCCCATAGGGCTTGGAGGGAGGGTGTTTTTTCACAAACTCGGTCGTCGACGCTCGGCAGAAGGCACAGGGCAAGATATCCTTCATATCGTCCAATACATCGCGGGGAGAGGGGGAGTGAAACGCAATCAAGTGAAAGAGTTGCCATCCCGAAGGCCCCCAGAATCGGGTATCCATTGTTCACTTACGTCCAAAAGATTATCCGTGCTTCTAAACAAAATGTTAGACACAAAGGATATCATCATTCTCACAGCGGCATTCTACCTCGGTTCAGTGGTGTCTCGTTTCTTTTCCGCACTCACAGACGGCATCATCGCCCCTCTCCTTGCCCCTCTCGGAGCCAAGGGCTTGTCTGAATCCGTCGTGGTCGTCGGCGGTGTCACCCTCAAAACTGGTGAGCTCTTAACCGCCACCATTCAGCTCATGATTTCCTTCGCCATTGTCGTCTATGCAATTGGCGTCCTCCGCACCTACTACCTCTCCAAGATTGGTGCGAGCCGAGGATAAATAGGAAAAATAGTTGAATAGAACAATGAGTGCGATTATGAGCTTTTTTTCATCAAAACCCGCAAACCCTGTGGACGCCGCCCAAGCTAAGGTGGACGCCGCCCAAGCCGCACTGACCAAGGCAAAAGACGAGGTCACTCGCCTTGAAAGTGAGTTGAATCAGGCAAAAACCGAGTTAAGTCAAGCCAAACAGACCGTGCCTCTTGCCAACACTACCGATGGTGTTCAGGGTGGTCGTCGAAAGCGCACCTATCGTAATAAGGAGAAGAGACCCGCTAAACGCCGCCGAAACGGAAGGCGGTCCATCCGTTCCTAGGGTACTTTCCAAATCGTTCTTCCAATCGCTTCTTCAAATCCGTCGCACTTCCTCGATGTCCTAGCTCGTTCTGACGCTTCCACTCCTGGAAGGTAGACGATACATCATTCCATGAAACAGTTACTCCCTCCATTACTTCGTCAGTGTGCACATACTCGCGAACGAATCGAGCAATGATGTCTGAATCGTCCTGATACTCGTTGGTGTATGCATCCACTTCTGCGGGAGGAGACAACTTACCAAGACCCTTGCCTTCGGTATACAAGTGAATCAAGTAGCTCATGAAACAGGTCGCCCACTCGGATGACAACACCTTTTGCTGAATCGTCTCATCGACCATGTGTTGGTTCGGTCCTTGTGGGTTCATTACGAACTTGGACGGAAAGTGAACCACCTTCAATCGTCGCCAGGTGCCTCCGTCATTGGTATTCACAGGCGGCTTCTCGTTACACGCCAAGTGCATCTTGGCTTGAACATCAAACTCGACAATCTGTTTGGAACCTCCATACAAGTCGCGTCCAGAGACCTTTTCGCAACCGGTCAACTCCTTGAGAACACCTGTAGAGAGAGGGTCTCCTTCATCTGGCTCAGACATCATTACGAAGCGACGGCCCTTCATACGAATCAACTCGGGCGCAGCAGCACTTGCCTTGTTACGCTTCTGTGTGAACATCGCCACATTCACCTTGTAGCAGTAGTCACCCATCGCGGTTGCCATCAAGTTCAATAACATCGACTTGCCGTTCGAACCGTTGCCGGTCATAATCATGAACCGAGGCTGGAAGACACCTGAGATACAAGTCGCAAGGTGTTTGCAGAAGAACATACGTACACTTGGAATCGGTAAGATTTGTTCAAGGAAGGTTTTAAGTTCTTTCCAGCATGCGAACTCATGATACTTCATGTCAGGCTTGTAGTCGATGTTGGTGCACATGCTGACATAGTCGTCTGGTCGACCCTCACGGAAGGTCTGTGTGAGTGTATCGAACATTCCATTGTTGAAGGCGATGATGTGCTTGTTGTCGTCGAGCTTCTTGGAGAACTCTGCGTCATGGAAGAGCACTTGGCACTCGCGCATGATGTTGTTCTTGAAGGCATTGCTCTTGAGCTTCATGCGGACGACAGAGTATTCCTTCATCTTCTTTTCACACTTGCAGGTATCACACTCTGGGTTGTGTTCCTTGTGATCACAGGATGTATGCTTGAGACGTTCTCCTTCAATCAGTTGCTTCTCCAAGAACATCTTGGCTACATCGGAAGACAGTCGCTTCAAGAGTTCAACACCCTTCTCCGAGTTCTTCCAGATGTGTCCCACATAGTAGTACCAGTCGTTGTTGACGAATGAACCGCATCGGAACTCATCACGATACTTTGCGTGAACGACCAAGGCAACATCGTAATCAGTTGCAGTTGCAGCAGCATCATCCACGAGCTTGTCAACATTTCGGCTCTCAATCTCCTCGTAGCCTGCTCGGTTGTCCTCTCGTGACCAGTATCGCAAGCTCTTTTCACCAAGACGTTCACCTTCTACACGGAAGCCAAAGCCATTCCACTTGTTCATGCATTGCGACTGATTGTAACTGCCTGGCTTTGTCGCATTCACTTGTTCACTAAAGTCTTGGAAGACATCCTCTAGGTCAGGATGAATGTTCTTCAAGCACACTCCCACTTCAATCCACTTGTCATAGTCGATGTGTCGCTCGGAGTTGAGGTTGAAGACATGGTCGCGAATGTATTGTTTACGAACTGCAGTCAAGGGTTCAATGTATTGTCTTCCAGGCGATGAAGCACGAGAATCATTGGTTTCACGTGCGGTTGTGCGTCCTCGTGAGATAGAACGAGGCACTTCCGTTGAAGGTGCTCTGCAGTTCTGTTCACCATAGGGAGTCAAGGGTGTCTCTTCGGATGCAAGAGAACGGGTAGAGAGCTTGCGAATCAAGTCCAAGGTAGGGACTGCGGGAACATTGGTATCCATACTGAGTTCACCGGTCTCGTGGTCGTAGTCGAGCACATAGCGAATCTTGTAAGGGAGTGCTCCATCGTCCTTCTTCTTTGAGCCTAGAATCGGCCAGTGTCCATTGTGGTTGAGAGGACTGGTGTCGTAGACCTTGTTCCAGTCGTGTAGGAGTCCAAGGCCTGGGAAGAACTCTTCCATGCGTCGCACCAAGACACGGCGAATGGTCTCTTCTACGGAAGGACGAGACTTGATGGAAGGAATCTGAATGTGGATGCCGGATGCGGAGAGGTTCTTGTTGGATTGAAAGGTAGGGTTGTCCTTCTCAAGCACATAGATTTCCACATCGTCTTTCAAGTCTACGAGCTTTCGCACTTCCTCCATGTAAGCCTTGACGAAGGCGGTAGTTTGTTCGGGTGTATGTTTGTGCTCTTCAACCATTCCTTCGTATTTGAAGTCCAGGTCTACACGAAGCTCTCCGATTGGAGTGCAGCGTTCGGTGTAATACATCGGTACACCATTCAAGAGGTTTGCGTAGTAAAGCTTGTAGAAGTCGTTTAGGTCATCGGAGTTGACCAGCCAGTGATCATATCCATCCATTGTGTTGAAGGTGTAAGGTTGTCCCTTTTCAGTTTTTCGACCTGCTCTTTCTTGATCAGACTTCCCATGAGGGTTGCCTTTTAGAAAGAAATCGAGCTTGGTAGACATTGCTGTGTTATTACCTCCGAGAAGAAAGCGGTGCACCGTCCGTTTTGAACGCATGTTTCCAGATTTCAAAAGGAATCTACACCGTTCTAATAAAACAAGGCACAATGAAGTTCTGCAAACAGTGTAACAACTTTCTCTACTCGATTGAGGAGCGAGAGAAGTCTGCGTTTATCAAGTGCCGTAGCTGTCCTTACGAAGAAGAGATTACAAAGGCAAATCCTGTCGTGTACGAGCACGACCTTCAACAGGATACCTCGGTTCAGTATTCAATCAATCCGTATCTAAAGTATGACCCAACTCTCCCTCGCTTTACAACGATGGTCTGTCCCAATGACGCCTGCTCGACCCGTGGCAGCGACTCACAGATTGTAGGAATCAAGATGGATCCTGTGAATGTTCGATGGTTGTATCAGTGTGCAGTCTGTAATACTACGTGGAAGCAGCTTGCACGAGGTTAGAAGCGTTTAGGTCCACTTGAAATCATATTGCCTTGAATCCATCCAGCATTCTGTGGAAGACGTGTGTAGGTTCCAACTACATTCTTCGCAGGTAGACCACCCGGTTGTTGAGTCTTGGAAGAGGTTGTAGACGTGATACTACTACCAGACGCCCAAGAGACGGTGGACAAGTTTTTTGGGTTGTTGGTTCTCTCGGGGGCTCGTGCACGCACATAGTTCAAGCCAGTAATGACGGTCTGTTGTGGGTTGACAACAAAAGCAGCTTGGCTCGTTCTTACTATGGAGTTGATGACATTCATAGTAGGTGCGGCTTGGTCCACTGTCTGGATTGCACGGGGAGCGTTTCCAGAGGTATACGCAAGTGCAGCTGTCTTATATTTCAAATAGTTGGTGTAGTCCGACGCAGAGAGGGTTGGCATTACTTTACTTCACGAAAAACCTTCCGTTGAACTGCGGCGACTGCCATTGGGGTATTCTAAGGACGGATTGTGCAAAATACATCTCTTGTCCTGCACTCGACGCACGAAGTTGTGCGGATTGATATCCACCCTTAGTGACGGCTTCAAAGGTTCGTGACTTTTTCACTGGGTCCGCAGGGATTGTTGCATGGGCTCTCATTACGGTAGTCGCACTGGATGCATCGGGTATGTAAGGCATTTATGTAAAACGGAAGATTTTCATACAAAACAACCTGTTGAATAACAATGGACCATCCTGAAGTAAAACCTGTCTTTCGAACCCAAGTGATGGATGCCTTGAAACAGCCCCGCAAAACCCGCGAATACTTTACGAAATACGAATACACAACCTTACTCGCGACACGCGCAGAACAGATTGCCCAAGGAGCGAAACCGCTGGTGAGTCTAGAAGGACTCAAAACAAGCGACCCGATGTTTGTATGGAATGTTGCAAAGCGAGAGATTGAACAACGAAAGTTACCCTTCTTGATTCGTCGTCAGATGCCCAACGACACTGCAGAGTATTGGTCCGCACAAGAGTTGGAGGTTATATGGTAATTAACGACCCGACATTCGTTCGAGTGTCTCTTCAGAGGGAGGGTATAACAATAAAGGGGGTTGAGTTCCAGGAGGTCCGTAGAAACTCGGTGGGTCATGGGTAATCAACTTCATCGCCATCGAAATGTCGACGCTATTTTCAGGGAGGAATCGCTTTTTCTCGTTTGCTAAATCGCGTTGAACTCGCGCGGGAAGGTCGATGACACCTGAAAAAGCTCCCTGCTGGGCGCCTAAGACTGCAAAAGACACAAGGATTAGAACGACCAAAACACCCACTACGAGGAGGACACGAGTTTTCATTATTTCTTCGGTAGACAAGAAAAACGGAAGTAGGAAAGGATAACAAGAGAGAGTATGGATTTCCCGATTCCGATTCGTTGTTATACTTGTAATCTGCCTATTGCGGGCAAGTGGAAGCGATATCTAGAGTTAGTGAAGGGGAAACGTGTTGAAGATGGTCGGTCTGAAAAGGATGAGTTGGTGTATCTAACCTCAACCACTCAAAAAACGGCTGAGGGGCGTGCTATGGACGATCTTGCATTGACGAGGGAGTGTTGTCGCAGGCATTTCTTGACGCACCCTGGCGTTTAAGAAGAGCTTGAGTGTACATTCACGACACCGAACCGAAGTCGACAGCTCATAGCAGTCCTTCTCACAACAATAGTGAATGTTCGGAATCCGTATCCGTAACACCTCCATTCCTTTTTACTTCACAGTAAAGAGTAAATGTCTTCGTATAGCGAATACCTAGGACGAATGCAACAACGCCTTGCAAAGGTTCAAGATACACGACCCCACCGTGACGCAGGTCATCAAACGGAAATCGTCAAACGATTAGCCGCCTCCGGTGTTCAAGACAGTAAAACTCCTGCATCTGCAGGTGTTCTCGTGTTGGACGGACCTTCGACTCGCGTGAACTCACGGTACGCCAAGGCACATACCGTGCAAGACCAATCCACTTACAACGAGTTTACTGCAGGTCAAGCGGTGGCTCAATCCCAACTTCCCCGCAATACAAAAGCATCTCAGATTAGTCCTGTCTGTTATTCATCGAGCACAATACCTGAATACAACGACTTGTTGCGAACGGATACTCAAGCTGCACTCAAACAAGCCGCAAAGAACGCCTATCAGAATGGTTATTCAACTGCAGCCTGTTGCCAAGTGTGTGGTAAGCCACCTGTCTTTGCGAGAGGGTGTGGATGTTCTTTGACAGTGGCTCAACAAAACGCATTGAAGGACAAGATAGGTAATCGTTTACATACATCGATACCCAACGCGTAATGGAGTTTTTCGACTGGCAGTCTATTTTTCCCGAGCTTGAGCGGATTGAGTTGGATGTAGTGAAATCTGAACTGAATGACGATGAATGGCAAGATTGGCCTGAAGAGTATTTATACGACCAAACCCCTGACTCTGAATGGAAGGTCATTCCCTTTTGTGCAACCTTTCCAGGCAATGACCCTTCAAAGACTCAATGGAATCAATCCGCAGTTCGACGATTTCCAAAAACAGTTGCACTGCTCAAACAAATCCCTGGACTACGAACCGCAGGGTTTAGTCGTCTAGGACCGTATACTGCATTGAAATATCATCGTGGATGGGCGTCGTTGTCCAATCATGTATTGCGATGTCATTTGCCGGTCAAAGTTCCAGAAGGTGATATTCTCTGTGGAGTGGTAGTCAATGATGTATTTAAGTTTCATCGAGAAGGAGAGTGGATAGTGTTTGACGATTCAAAACTTCATAAAGCTTTCAACTTTCATCCATCAGAAGACCGAATCGTATTGCTGTTGGATATTCAACGTCCTTCGACCGTTCCTACAGGAACCTCAACAGTTCGAATGACGGGTGAGCTAACTGCGTTTTTATCTGCGTTTAGATAACCCTAGTGACAACAATACAATGCTGGAGGTGTATACCTTCAAGGTTGAACGACCTCCTCATTGGATTGACTTATCGATGACTCCATTAGAGGAACTCGCACAAACGGTTGAAGATATTTGTGTGCATCAGACCGATGTTCGATTGTGGTTCGGATACCTGGATGGTTGGATGTTAACACCGCATGAAGAAGTGATTCTACGCAAAGCGCTGCGTAAGTTCACCTGTGGACTTGTTACAGCCTTTCCACTTTCATTGTCGCATGCGTGGAAAAACGAAATCAATACCCTCTACACAGAAAGACCCAATGGATTCACCAACACTCACAACGATGGTCGTGCTGTATACGATGGGAGTCAAGTTGAACACCGATGTTTTGGTGCACGAACTACCACTGACAGAGAGAATAATCAAAATTGAAAAACAAGGCGTGCTTCGTCGTGGAGAGTCTCGTAAAGACCGTATTCGTCATCGCAAGACTGCTGTACAGCCCCGAAGAACGACAGGATTTGGACACAATAGTATTACCTTGGTTGTATTGTCTTCCGGTGACGGAACTTTACTCGATAAAGAAATCACTATCAAAATCTTTCAGAATGGCGTGTTTCATATCACAGGTGTATTGGATGAACGCTATGACCGAGATGTGACTGAACGATTGCGCGACCACATTACAACTACCTGTCCTCATGCAGTAATAGAAGGCACATGGACTCCAGACAATCGTCGTGTAGTCCTCATGAACTACAAGACCAAGTTGGTAGGAGTGACCAATCTGTCTCGCGATACTCTTCATGCAACACTGCGAACCAAAGGATTCAAGACCAACTATGAACCTGCAGTGTATCCTGCAGTCAAAATCTACTTCCCTGACACCAAATGGATTGCAAAAGTGTTTCGAACTGGAAACATCATCTTAACAGGAATGACCCATTCCGATGAATGTGATAGTCTCATGACTAAGCTGCGGGCGGTTCTCGTTTAAACTATAGAGTCTTCCTATAAACATGCAGGCTCGTGAACTTACACCCGAAGAAGTCCGTGAAGGAGAACGTAATATCAATGACAAACTTTTGACCGCGACTCAGATTCAAGCACTGGTGCGTCAGATGGATACAAGTAAAGCAAAACATCGCGCACTCAAAGAGAGTGGAAAGAAGTTGGAATACGAAGAAGCTATGAAGGCTGAGAATGAAGTCTTATATTTCAACTATCCTAGTTTGTTTCAACTACACATTGAAGACCGACTGGATCAAACCTTTTTTGAAATGTTGAAT